ACTGCAAAGCAGAAAGCTGACAGCGAATCTATTGGCGTTGGCATTCGTGACCGCTTGCAGGACTACTACAACAGCGTCAAGGACTTGGGCGGCGCCATTGGCGAAGCTGTCACCAGTGGTCTGCAAGGTTTGGAGGACCAACTGACGGCGTTCGTCACCACCGGCAAGGCCAATTTTAAGGAACTAGCCACCAGTATTCTTTCTGACTTGGCGCGTATCGCAATTCGCGCGGCAATTATTGGGCCAATTGTAAAAGCCCTTGGTGGCATTTTCCCCGGCTTTACTTTTGCTGGCGGTGGCATCATGACCGGCGACGGCCCGATGCCGTTGAAAACTTACGCACGCGGTGGCATTGCCAACAGTCCTCAATTGGCAATGTTTGGCGAAGGTTCAATGCCTGAGGCCTATGTGCCCCTCCCCGATGGCCGGCGGATTCCGGTTGCAATGCAGGGCGGTGGCGGCGGTAATACCACCGTCAACGTGAGCGTGGATGCCAAGGGCAGCCAGGTGCAGGGGAACGCTGGCCAAGGTGAAAAACTTGGCCGTGCCATTTCGCAGGCAGTGCAGGCAGAATTGATTAAACAACGGCGACCCGGCGGCTTGCTGGCGGCTTAACCCATGGCAACTTTTACTTACACTCCAAGCTTTGAAGCAACCGAGGCAAGCAAGCCACGGGTCCGGCGTTTCCAGGCAGGTGACGGCTACGAGCAACGAGTTACTTTTGGGCTTAACCCTGACCCAAAAGAGTGGACGTTGAGCTTTGCCAACCGGACAGATGCCGAGCGGGAAAACATAGTTTCATTTTTAGAGGCGCGTGGTGGCGTTGAATCTTTTGATTGGACTCCACCCCGCGGTAGCGCCGGGAAATACATTTGCGAAGAATGGCAGGTCACGTTAAGCAACTGCAATAACAACCAAGTACAAGCCACATTCCGCGAAGTATTTGAACCCTGATGACTGCACCCGCACTGTGGCAAGCTAGTTACGCCTACAACGTCGGTGATGTTGTACAGGCCACGATCCCACCAGCGACGGGCTTCTTCTTCCGTTGCTCGGTTGCCGGTACAACTAGCGCGACGGAACCGTTCTGGCCGACGGTTATCGGTAATACCACTGTCGATGGCACTGTCACATGGATGGCGGTTACCATCCTGTCGGGTGATTTTCAGTCGCCCAACCCCAGCGCAATCATCGAGCTATTTGAGCTGGAGCTGGTCACTGCCATCCACGGCAGCAACGAGGTTTATCGTTTCCACTCGGGCACCAACCTAGTCAATAACGGCGATGTGGTTTGGCGTGGCAATAGCTATTTGAAATTTCCGATTGAAGCAGACGGATTTGAATACAGTGGACAGGGGTCACTGCCGCGGCCAAGGATTCGCGTTAGCAACATTTTTGGCACGGTTACGGCCATCATCCTCAGCCTGCCGGTTGGACTGGAAGGTGCAAAAGTAACGCGCATCCGCACGCTGGCCAAGTATTTGGATGCCGTTAATTTTCCGGTCAGTGGTGATGTGCTGCTGCTGGAAGATGGCGACATCTTGCTACTGGAAGATGGTGGCCATTTCTTGCTGGAACCAACCAATCCAACAGAAGATACCAGCGCCGAGTTCCCGCGAGAGATTTATTACATCGACCGCAAAAGCGCAGAAAACCGCAACCTTGTTGAGTTTGAGTTGGCGGCCAGCTTTGACCTTGCCGGTGTGCGGGCACCCAAGCGGCAGTGCATCGCCAACCTATGTCCATGGACCTACCGCTCTGCTGAATGCGGCTACACCGGCACCAACTATTTCGATGCAGCAGACCAGTCGGTGCTGAGCGCATCTGGTGACGTATGCGGCAAGCGACTAAATAGCTGCCACCTGCGGTTCGGGCAGAATGCTGAACTACCGTTTGGTGGCTTCCCTGGCGTTGGTACAGTCAGCGGATGACAATGACTTGGCGCGACGCAGCACTAGAGCACGCCAAAGCGGAACAACCCCGCGAGGCCTGTGGGTTGCTGGTGGTCATCAAAGGCCGCGAGCATTACATCCCATGCCGCAACCAAGCGGCAGCACCAGATCAGATGTTTGTGCTGTCAACCGAGGATTACGCCGCAGCCGAGGATCAAGGCGAGGTGTTGGCTATTGTCCACAGCCACCCAAGCACACCACCGCATCCATCACCAGCAGACCGCGCCGCATGTGAAACCAGCGGCTTGCCTTGGTATATCGTCAACCCCAACCTAGAACTCTGGGGCGAATGCAAGCCGTGCGGCTATAAGGCACCACTGATTGGCCGCGAATGGGTGTGGGCGGTGCATGACTGCTGGACACTGGCGCGTGACTGGTACGCCGAGCAGGGCATCAAGCTACGCGACTGGGAGCGCTGCGCCAACCCAGAAGACTTTCAAGCCAAACCGTATTTTGATGATCGCTGGAAAGCGACAGGCTTCCGCGAGTTGCTGCCTGATGAAGAACTAGAAAAAGGTGACCTGCTGTTCATGAGCATCAGCAGCCCTGGCCTGAACCATTGCGCCATCTACCTGGGTGATCAGATGATGCTTCACCATCTGCAGGGACGGTTGTCATCTAGGGATATCCTTGGAGGTTGGGCCCTAAAATGCGTAGGAAGGAGGTTGCGTCATGCTGCGTAAGATCAAGCTGTACGGCGCCCTCGCTAAGTTTGTCGGCCATCGCGTACTGGAAGCAGATGTCGCCACTGCCGCTGAAGCAATTCGTTTTCTAGTGACCAACTGGCCTGAACTTGAAGGCCACATGGCAAAGCAGTATTACCGCGTCCACACCGCTGGTGAAGATCTAACGCTGGATGACATCGACAATCCGATGGGCCGCGAGATTCAGATTGTGCCCGTGATGGCCGGCGCTGGTGCCATTGGGCGGATTTTGCTGGGGGTGGCGCTGATAGCCATTTCCTTTGGCGCAGCTAGCTTGGCGGCAGGTGCGGCGCTGGCTGGTAATTTGGCTGGCTTTGGCCTGCAGGCAATTGCGTATGCGACGCAGGCCGGTGTGATTCTTGGTGCTGCCTTAGTTGTTGGTGGCATTGCGCAGGTACTAACCCCAACACCAAAGACCGACCAAGACGAAGGCGATCCGAAAAAAAGTTTTAGTTTTAGCGGCATCCAGAACACCACGCGGGCTGGTGTGCCGGTGCCTGTTGTCTATGGCGAGATGCTGGTTGGCGGCATTGTCGTTAGCGCTGGCGCTGACATTGTGCAGGTGTCAGGCGTATGAGTATCTATGGTGCTGGCGGTGGCGGCAAGGGTAAAGGCGGCGGCGCCTTTCGTAAATCCACAGAAGCGAAGGACAACCTTGATTCAACGGCTTACGCCAAGATCGTTGAGATCCTCAGTGAAGGTGAAATCGAAGGATTTGCCACGCCATCACGCTTGGGGCTAACGCAAGGCACGACGCAATACATGAATGCGTCGATGAAGGATATTTACTTCAACAAGACGCGGCTGCTTAATGCCACTGCCGACAACACACTGCCGCAGGAATCTGACTTTAACTTTCAAAACGTCACCGTTGTGACTAAGTTTGGCACGCAAAGCCAGGCCTATGTGCCAGGGTTTGATGCCGTTGAAGAGGAGGTTTCGGTTAATCAATCTGTAGTTCTTGCAACGCCTGTTGTCAAGACCATTATCGATACCAACGTAAACGCCGTTCGATTAACAATAGGCGTGCCGTCGCTGCAAAAAGTGCTGGATAACGGCGACATTGTTGGCACGTCATTGTCGCTAGCCATTGCAGTCCGCTATTTCGGTGGCAGTTATACCACGATCATCACTGACACAATTTCAGGCCGCACGTCTGATTTGTATCAACGAGACTACATCGTTGACCTTGCTGGTGCGTTTCCTGTTGACATTCGCGTTAGCCGCACGTCGCCAGAGCCGACCAGTGTCAAAGAAGCAAACGCGTTCACTTGGTCTAGTTACACCGAGCTGATCTATAAAAAACTTAAGTACCCAAACACTGCCTACGTCGCTACACGGATTGATGCTGAGCAGTTCAGCAACATCCCGCAACGCGCCTACAAAATTCGTGGCATTAAGGTTGCTATTCCGAGCAATGCAACCGTTGACCTAGAGACCGGCAGGCTCACCTATTCCGGTATTTGGAATGGCACCTTCGGCGCTGCTGCATGGACCAGTGATCCGGCGTGGATCCTATGGGATCTGCTCACCAGCAGGCGCTATGGATTGGGTGATCACATCCAGGCCAACACATTAGACCGGTGGGCATTTTTTCAAGCTAGTAAATATTGCGCTGAACTGGTATCGACTGGCCTAAATGACCCAATCAGCGAGCCACGGTTTAGCTGCAATGTCAACATCCAAACGCAAGAAGAGGCCTATAAGCTCATCAACGATATGTGTTCAGTGTTCCGAGCCATGCCTTACTGGGCGGCTGGATCACTGAGCATGATGCAAGACCGGGCAGCAGATCCGGTTGCGCTATTCACCCTTGCCAATGTCAGTGAAGATGGTTTCACCTACGAATCCAGCAGCCTAAAAACCCGCTCAACTGTTGTCGTTGTTGGTTGGCTCAACCTAGAGCTGGGCGACATTGATCGGGAAGTAGTCGAAGACCCTGAAGGCATCGCCCGTTATGGCGTAGTGACTAAAGAGGTCACGGCATTTGCCACCACCAGCCGGTCACAAGCGCATCGCGTGGGCGAGTGGATTCTCTACTCCGAACGCTATGAGACAGAAGTATGCAGCTTCACTACCAGCTTGGAGAACGGCATCATCGTTCGCCCTGGCGCTGTCATCAACATTGCCGACCCTGTTAAGTCTGGCGCTCGCCGCGCTGGCCGCATCAGTAGCGGAACCGCATCCACCGTTACGGTTGACAATGCAACCGATCTGCCCAGCACCGGCACCTTGAGCGTGGTGCTGGACGATGGCATCGTTGAATCGCGCACCATCACAGACCTGACTGCTGGCGTGTACACGGTCACGCCGCCTTTCAGCATGGCGCCACAAAATGGTGGCGTGTGGATGGTTGAAACCAGCGACATTCAGCCAACGCAATGGAAAGTGCTGGGCATCCAAGAAGAAGAGGGCATCAACTATTCGATCACAGCCGTCAGCTACAACAGCAGCAAATACGACTATGTGGAGCGTGGCGCACCACTTGAAGCCCGCGACATCACCAACCTAAACGTGCCACCTGCAACACCGCAGGATTTGACCGGCACCGAGATTCTGTATCCGCTCAATGGTCGGGTTACCACCAAGCTGGCACTCACATGGAAGGGTGTCCGTGGCGTCAATGAATACAAAATTCGGTGGCGGGCAGAGTTTGGCAACTGGACAGAGGTGCGCCAATACGGCCCGCTGTACGAGATCGAGGATGTCACCACCGGCAACTACCAAGTGGAGGTGTATGCAATCAGCTCCACGCAGGTGATTAGCAGCGCACCGGCTGAGATGATGTTCTCGGTGACGGGCGTTGGCGCACCACCTGCTAACCCGACAGGTGTGAGCTTGGTGCCGATCAACGAAAGCACCGCCATCATCCAGTGGGATCTGGCGACCGACCTCGATGTGCTGATTGGCGGTGAGGTCTTGATTCGTCATGACCCGCGTGACATGCCAGCAGCGGAGTGGTCAACCAGTAATGCCATCGTGCAGGCAGCGGCTGGCAACCAAACCCAGAAACAGGTGCCGCTGCTGGCTGGCACTTATTTCGTCGCCTTCCGTGATCAGTCCGGCGTGCGGTCGCTGGTGCCGGTCGGCATCCATGCAGCATTGCCCACGCCGCAACCACGCCTGAGCGTAAAGGTCTGGGAAGAGCAAAACCTGGTGCCCAAGTTTGATGGCACCAAAACCAACTTCATCTACGACGCCGGCAAGGTTGCGCTGTACTTGAACCCAGCGACTGCACTAACTGGCACCTATGTCTACAAGGACACGCTGGACCTGACGCAGGTTTATGACATCAACCTCCGCCGCCGGATCATTAGCTATCCGGTCAGCACGTCAATCAACTTTGATAGCGTCACGGGTTTGTTTGATGACCAGCCCGGCAACTTCGACGGCAGCGATCTTGATCAGGTCAACTGCGTGACCTATGTCCGCACAACTAACGACAACCCATCCGGCACACCAACGTGGGGACCGTGGAACGAGTTCGTGAACGCCGTGGTGCGAGCACGCGCCATCCAGGTGCGGGTGATCGGCGCCACTGAAAGCAACCTCGTTGGCTTGGCAATTTCAGACCTTGGCGCAACGGCTGAACTGCAGCAGCGGGTTGAATCTGGCAACCGGACCGGCGCCAACACCTATACCGTCACGTTTGCCCAGGCGTTTTACCAGACACCGAACATCGTGATCAGCCCGTCGAACATGGCAACTGGTGACTACTACACGGTCACCTCTACCAGCCGCACCGGCTTCACTGTAAACTTCTACAACAGTGCCAATGCAGGCGTGACTCGCAGTTGCGATTACACTGCTACTGGCTACGGCAGAGAGATCGTCTAATGGCGCAAGCTGATCAGACCGTTCAGAACGATACATTCCCGACGGTCCGCGCTGACATCAACAACAACCTGGCCGCACTGTTTTCGGCTAACAGCGGCGGCACCGCGCCATCCACCACGGTGGCGTTCATGGACTGGATTGATACCGGCGGCGCCAACCCAATTTGGAAAAAGCGCAACGCTGCCAATAATGCGTGGATCACGCTTGGCACCATCGTCGGCAATACCGTCGCCTTTGAAGGCACACTGCCGTCACAAACCAGCCAAAGCGGCAAGTACCTCACCACCAACGGCACTGTCGCAAGCTGGAACGCCATCCCGCCCGGCTCTAGTAAGGAAGTTTTTACTTCTAACGGCACATGGGTAAAGCCCACCGCCGGCACCATTGCACTGATCACGCTATGGGGCGGCGGTGGTAGCGGTGCGCGATACGGAGCAACAGCCGGTGGTGGCGGCGGTGGCGGTGCCTGCGTGCAGCGGCTTTTCCAGTTGTCGGATTTGCCCGGTTCTGCTGCGGTCACAATCGGCGCAGGTGGTGCAGCCATTGCATCCGGCACTGATGCCAACGGCAACGTCGGCGGCACCAGCACATTCGGCAGCTTGATGAGTGCTTACGGCGGCGCTGGCGGCAGCCGCACCAATGTGGGAGGCACACTTATTGCCACTGGCGGCGGCGGCGGCGGCAGCCTGGCTGCTGGATCTAGCAGTACAGGCGGTGCTGGCCACGGCTCTACATTGACCGGCGGCAATGCAGGGGATACAGGTGATTACGGCGGTGCCGGTGGCGCTAGCGGCACAAGCAATGGCCCGGCTGCTTTCTGGGGTGGCGGCGGCGGTGGCGCTGCTTCTGTTGGCGGTTCTGCCACTCAACGTGCAGGTGGCGACAGCTTGAACGGCGGTGATGGCTCTACATCCAACACCGGCACGGCTGCATCAGTGCCCGGCGGCGGCGGCGGTGGTTCTAATCAAACGGCAGTTGCCAGTGGTGCTGGCGGCGCTGGCCTCTGCATCGTCTACATCTGGTGATGACTATGAATTACGCAATCGTCGAAAACGGCATCGTCATCAATGTCACCATCTGGGATGGTGAGGCATCATGGCAACCACTTGAAGGTTGCGATCTGGTGCCATTGCAGGATGGCGCAGGTATTGGCTGGGGATATGCAGACGGCAGCTTTGTGGCGCCTGAAATCCCAGAAGCAGTAGAGTAGGCCATAAAGGACTGCTCCAGCAATGGCTGACCGTAAGATTTCGGACCTGACAGCACTGACTGCACCAGCGGCTGGTGACTACCTGCCCATCGTTGACATCAGCGAGGTTGCTGCTGCCAGTAAGAACAAGCGGATCACCATCGAGGAGTTGTTCCGTGGTGTACCGCTTGGTACTGCTGCTGCACCAAGCATTGCTATCGAAGGCGACGAAAACACCGGCATCTACAGCCCCGGCGCTGACCAACTAGCCATCAGCACAGGTGGCACGGGGCGGTTGTTTATCGACAGCTCCGGCAGGCTGCTGGTGGGGACAAGTACGGCGCGAGCAAATTTCTTTAACACAACGCTGACAGCAATTACTCAGGTTGAAGGAGCCAACGCTAGCGATAGCAACCAAGGGCGCTTTGTTTCACAGGTGTTTGGTACCGCTGGAGTTGCTGGTCCTATTCAAATCTTTGCCAAACATCGTTCTAACACTATTGGTGGCACAACTGTTGTTCAGAGCGGTGACGATTTAGGTCTTATTTCTTTCCAAGGTGCTGATGGGACAGAGTTTGTTAATGCCGCTCAAATTGTTGCCCAGGTAGACGGCACTCCTGGCGCTAACGATATGCCAGGCAGGATTGTACTGAGCACGACCTCAGATGGGGCGAGCAGCCCGACCGAACGCGTTCGTATCGACAGCTCCGGCAATTTTGGCGTAGGTGTCACTAGTCCAGCAACTGCATCTTTCGGAATTGTAATTA